TGTTAAGGGTTAAGGTGATGTCATACAACATTTTTGACCTTTTAAAGTTGTATCCATCCCTTGTCAGCTGTTATAGTACTTAACCACGCCAACAGTACTATTATACTCAACAATCACACATTGGCCAAACACAAGCCAACACTATCAAACAACAAGTTATGACAAAAACACATATGTCATCAAATCTTCCCAACATTCTAAATGACTCAATAATCACAAAACTCTTATTATTGTGCATGTTACCATAAGGTTTAAGTTGGGATAACAATACAATACATGTTCGACCAAATTAGGGTCAAGACGTATATGTCCATACTCCAGATAATACAATAACAAATATTATTATAATAATCATATTAACCATCATAGGTGTTATCACATATAAAATCTTTTGTAAACCACAACATACACATGATGAGTCAACTTCAATAGGTTCATCATTAATGAAAAATACAAATTCAAATACAACAGATAATATGTAGCCCAATATCAAAAATAAAGGTATGTACAACCACAAAAAATTAGTTCTTTGCCCATATGACAATACACAATGTGAATGGGATGGCCAAAAAATGTGTTGTCAAAGGTGTACTTACACTCGATATGGTGATAATTGTTAAACGCAAAAACAAATCAAATATGAACATTTAATTCCTTCAGTTAATATATCAAACTAAAGCAGCGTGCATGCATTACATACAATGCAATATATGAAATAGTGGCAATATGCAGTAGTTAATGGGGTTATGGTTTGCACACTAGCATTGGAAGAAGAGATTTAAGTCTCAGAGTCAAAGAAAACAGTAGGTGTCAACCGAATGACAATCATGCTCCAAACTGGCCACCCACATGAAAACTTACACTATACAAGTGTGTAATCAAAGTTAACAATTTCAAATACAATGATTGATGAAAGTATAGGTCTATCAAAAGGAGTTGATACACTACAAACAGCAATAAACCTATACGTACGCTAGACACGAACAGCAATCCGTGCAGCACCACTCAATCGTGACTTATCATCAGTTAATGGTACATAAGCACCCTTAATATTATTCATGGACCCTAAATAATGGTCCACAGGTAGTACAAATTAATCAGCAATATAATGGGCCACACATACAGCCACAATGGATATTGCACAACACGAAGAAATTACGGTTGCGCGACCAGTGCTAGTACAAAATGAGCAACCCGTTCCAGATTGGGTACCTATGATTATTGGGGGTGTAAATCAACAAGCACCAGCAGTAGCAAACTCAAGGTGGGTTAACACAGCATTGCCACACCAGCAAGCCAAAGCCAGAATAGTTAATCTAGCAGCACAAGTCAACGGAGGTGTCCAAATTTATACAGGTTTATAAGATATACCTGATTTCACAACATCTGTTGACACAGGGAGCACACTAATTATACCATTCAGCAATTTCACAGTCAATGAGCTGACAATTATAGCACAATTAATTATGGGACCACAAAATTATAGAGCAGAATACCAAATAGTACTAGTTGATGGTCAACTTATATGGGAAACAGATGCAAATGCTCAATCATTTATACAGAGGCAACAAGTAGTGATACCCCCATTTATTGAGGCATTTGATCAAATGTCACGAACAGGTTTAACACATGTGACAAATATATTTTTCGTAGATATCGCTAACGTTATGGCAAACCAAGCACTAGTGTATAATCAACGCATCAATTGTACTGTACTTGAACTACAAACTTTAATCATGCGTTTTGCTCGTGAACATGCAGATTTAGCACAATATATACGAATGCATGACCTGGCAATGGGCATTTATGAACACATTACATATACTTTAAATGCTATAGCAGGTCAAACAACTCCATATGGACCAGAACCAGCAAATCAACACTTGGGTACAGTTCAAATAGCATATGCACAAACAACACAATGGGTCTATGAAATGGATTACATGATTAACCATGCTTTCGACAAAAAACCGGTGGTGTATATGGAAAATACTCCTAGCAATATAGCTGAAATAAACAATTTAATTGCATATAATGACTTTGCGAATTACATACTAGAAAACAATATTACATAGAACATTTATAAAGCTATGTTGTTCGCCCGTAATCGTAGTAAATATATATAATTGCAATTATACTTTGACTAGGCACACTCTTCAATGGGTTCAGTGGCATTACAAACAGCAACACTCTTTGATGACTGGATGACAATTATACTTGAAATGCGTCAAATCTGTTTTGCGAATTCTAAAGCACAGTCATTGACCAATGACCACTCAAACTAATAAATAGGTAATAGTTAAGGCATATTAACAATACAAAGAAACTAACCATATGCCGAGTTATATCATCATCGTTTACTGGTAGAACATGGTTCACGCCATTTAGCACCAACATGTATGTTTAGGTATTTAGATGATTTCGCACTACCTTTTAACTTAACCTTTGGTACGGATCGTACATATAAGATGACACCCAATAAAAATCTAGATTATGATGTGGTAGATGTAGAAATACAGCATAATAATACACTACATTTAGCATAGGCAGAGAGCGCAATGATGTTTAATACAAATGAAGACACACCAGTCCACATGTCATCTGAGATGTTTAATTTAGCAATACATAATATACTACAGAACACTCTAGTAGGAGCCGATCTATTTGCAGCCACAGCACCAATTGCTGTTGAAAGGTACGGAGAACATGTTCGTAATAAATATAAACAAACAATGGCAGATTGGAATGATTTTACAATTTCAGATTTAGACGGTTGTGTTCGTTTAACATGGGTTGCAGGTAACATATTGTATAATGGTTACACATTTATGGATGTCATTACACCAGTACTCAATCCACCAGTATTGGCTGCCCGTACTAAAACAGCAAACACACGCTCATAATGGCATCCTATAGTCTAATATAGATTACGTAGAGACGACACTAATATGCAACCAATATCACAAGGCGTAATAATCAACTACAAAAATACATCAAGGAGTATCATAGGTAAACTACGTTCACGTGATACAACATAAATAAATGACCTTAGTGTGAGTAGAATATCAGGCAATAATAAAGATGAAGGTGATCAAACAACTCTAGACCAAACAAAACTATTAACATTATCTAGACATAAGAAAATCACTTTTTATATATTAGGTACAGATAAAAATATCGAAATGAAAAAACAAAATAACAAACAAAAAAGGATTTAAATTGATAAGCATTGGATGGCGAGCATTGACAAAATCAATAAATACGTCCAAGAGGTTAAAGAATTAATCAATGAGATACCACAAGTAGCTAATTGGCAAATTGTACCAAATGGTCCAAACACATATGATTTATACATATGTACGGAAACAGGCAGGATAGGACCATTAGAAATTGTGTATGCCCATTATACAACGTCACCATAGTATAAAGAATAACCAACACAAGTATTAGACTAAATTACAAGGGACTCGAAATACTATAAGGACAACTAAATTTCAAAGGTTGATAAAGATTAAGTCTTCAATTTGTAGGCTAGTTGGTTGCATTTCTGTGATAACACACCACAATAACAACAACATATATCTAGGTTAACAACAATTTATAATCAAGAGTTAACCAGACAAGGTGAACATTGTGTCAAAACAATTAAAATAAACACTAGGGTGCAGAAATTCTACGTCAATATGGTTGACATAATAATTTCAATGGGACGACAACAAACTATATATGACACATAATCAAAGGTAAACCGCACTAAAGGTTTTAAAAAGAAAAACATGTCAACTAAAGTTCGTTTACCAATCAATACAGTTGACTCATATTAATAGCCAGAAATAGCTAGATCAATATAGTTAAGTTTAATCCAGAATACATACTTACAAAGATACAATTATCAAAATGATGAGTAAATTAGGGAGGATGCCCACATATAATGTATATCTGATACACAGTATATAGTACCTAAAACAACATCAACTAATAAGTTATAACGCATGGCTGAAATACGTGATTTAACGTTAATTTATAACTTGAATGCATAAACAATAGAAAATAATGTATAATAAGTTAAAGGTACAACAAACAAATTATAGGAACAATTAACAGAACAATCAAAAATATTAGTTTATGAGAATACAGCAATACTTTGTGCTAATTTTGAACCATCGTTTGCACCATACACACAAAATTCAATATTACACAACACATGGTATGAGTAATATAACTAACATTCCAATGATAAAATTAATAAATACTCAGATGCAGTCCAAGAAAAAATCAAAGATTTAATAGCAACATTGGACAATGATATAGTGTATATGGTGGACACATCACAAGCTCATACAGTTAAAACATCAATCAATATACATGTGTTTATGACAAAAACCTGTAACACAGATTAATTGCCAAATAAAATACAATAACAATAACACAAATATTTTAAAACACAAGAAACATACACAACACAATTATATGCATTCAAACAACATATGTTTGATGATATGCCGTAAATTACATCAACAACTAATAAATAAATAATTAAGGCAATATCAAAAGGATTTAACTATAAATCAATCCAAGACAAAAACTCAGTGACAATCCCATTCCATAAATTTTGGGCAATAACCAAAACACTACCAATCACACCAGACCAATATAATATAATTAATAAATTAATTAATCAATGTGTTGGCCAACGTAATCTCACTCTAACCGGTTTTGTAACATACTTATTGAATGATCTAATCACACAAGAGAATATGGTGTGGTTACTAAATGAACAATTATTCAAATTCGGTGAAGAAATATTGGCAAAATAACTCAAATTAATCAATAATGCAGCACGACGTACAAACCACAATTATGATGGTACAAGATTAACACCCGCAACATTATCACGTCTAAGTTATTTATACTCTTACTTAGGCAGGGCTGACTGGGTCACGGATCAAGCTGATGAACTAGGCAAGCGCACACGAGGAGTCTTACAATTCCACACAACACCGAAGAAACATGAGACTGATAATGTACAATAACATGCATTATAAAAGAAAGAGGTTAAAAAAGTTATGTTGGATTTATAACTTAGTAAAGACAAACAATGGTCACATAACAATGCCCAATCAACTTTCTTAACACGAGAAAAAACGGTGGCAAAAGGGTCAGGTGGTTCATAACGCGTGTAGACTACAGTCCCACAAATAGCACGTGAAGATATGCTACCAAATGGTATGTTCTTGAGTAATAATACCCATCTAGAAGTGATAGAGAAAATTTCAACACCAAATAAATTCAAAAATTCACATATTAATACTTTAATTAATAGTTTTATATATATTAAGATACCAGACACAGGAGAAATACCGACACAAACAAAAGACCACACAATATATTAAACAGCAGAAGAAGGAATAGGACGCAGTCAACTACGTATCGCATTAGAACACTAACGCTCACACATAATACATAATATTAAAATGATGAACATTAAGACACCAACGCAGAGAAATAAAACAGTAATACCAGTCCAATAAGATATTAAGAATTCAGATAATACAGGTGGAACAAAACAAGGTAGAAGGGTAAATAAACGTGTGCGTATGCAAGCTATGAGCTGGGCAGAGGTTCTACAGTAGGTTAATACTGATTAACATAACTACATAGAAGCCTCGTAAGAAGAAAAATAAGAATTAGCCAAACCCAGAGCGATACATGCAGCAGATGAATGGCAATATATCACAGGTGAATAAATTATACGGGCCATCGAAAATGCATTATCGAAATAACCTAATATAGATTTGAATAATAATGTTGCTGAAACATTAGATGAAAATTTAAATTGGCGTAATGTTACCTATCAGACAGATAGTTTCACATAGTGTAGCGACTGGGCAGATTTCAATTTTGTTCACACACATGAGACACAATCAATAATATTCGATGTAT